GGGGGGGGTGAAGATAATATAGAAATACTGCAAGCGATTTGGCAAGCCCCCTCCCCCCCCGGTGCTTGCGTTGCATGCTTGCTTTACAGGTGTAAAGCATTGATAAAAGCATGGCTCAAAAGATTCATAGTCTTTTGCTATGCCCCTTTAACACTGAGCTTGCAAGCTTTTGTTTAATTTTGAAAGTGATTAAGAAGGTATTTTATTGTGGTCTTGAATTTTTAATCTATATTGGATTTTACACGTGTAATTCAAAAACCGGTTATGGAGTAGAAATGAATTACGTCTTTACATCTTTACATCTTGACGTATTGCAATCATGACGTAATGACGTCACATTTGGCATGGTTTGCCTGGTTCATAAATTTACATGGATCGCATATTGTAAAATACATAGGGCTTAAAAAAAATACAATTGTAGTTGACATGCTACAGTTATTGTGTTTTGGTGTATTCCATGCAAGCGCGATTGCTTGTTATTACTAACTCAAAAATACTAGTCTCAAACAAATACTACATATGAAAAATCAATATAACTCAGTACATGATTATGTTACCACACGCCTTGAAGAAGGATATGGTAAAGAAACAAACGCATCTGATTTGCATCATCATTTATGCAATGAAGATTATTTTATTATTGGCACTTACAAGGCAAAAGAGTTTCTCGGTTCAAGCGCATTCGATATTATCCAAAAGATAAAAGAGTATGAACAAGACAACTTTGGAGAATGCACAACAGATTTAAGTGATGCTGAAAAGGTTGCCAATATGTTTGCTTATATTGTAGGCGAGGAAATCCTACAAGAAAGTGATCATTTAAAAGATTGTTGGAATAATAATCTTACAGATGAAGATCATGCTCAAATCACTTTGGAAATAGCAAGTGTAAACATAGCAAAAGTTTATAACTCTAATTAACCTACAAACAACTAAATTTCAATACAATGTCACACTACGAAATTAGCATAATCATACTCGCACCATACGCCATCATGGGCGCTTGGATCGCAATCAACTTACTAATTACAAAGAGAGGAAACTAATTATGGAATCTTTAACAAGATCACAAGAAAGAGAAATGAAAGGTTTGTATGATGAAATATTTATATATGGGACAAGTTACAAGTCACTTTTAAATGACGGTTTTACACTTGAAGAAATAAACCACGTTTTAGTTAAGGGCGGTCTTAAACCAATTACACTTAAAGCAAAAAGGAGAAACTAGCATGAATACATTTTGCATAGGAAAATACTCAATTGGCACGCAATACATGCCAATAAGAAAGAATACATATGTATGCACCATTATAGACATACATAAAACATATAACAACAATGGTGACTTAGTTAAAACTACTTACGTGGCAACGCATGAGTTTTGCGGTCAAACCATCACAGAAAGCGATGTAAATGAAACTACAATTGCACGTGGNATTGATAATATGAAAGCAAAGGAGAAACTAGCATGAACATAGATATAGAATTTATACCTACCTGGAAATTCAATTTCAAGGATTTGCCAATCAAAATTAATTCGAGAAACGTTTTAATAACCGGAACTGCACATGGTTATTCTGCAAACATGTACAATAATCAGCACGATAAAAGTAAGATTAGTTTATCATTTCGAGACATTGAAGGAATTGAAAGAGTAAATATTGAGTCTTTTATCACTGAAGATATGCAAGAAATTGGAATAGAAGATATACAATTTGATCAATCCAATTTCAGTGATTGGGATGAAGTTGGTATGCAACTGCAAGTGGAAGAGAAACTAAAGGAATTGTTAGCATGAAACACGCAATAGATTTAATAATAAATACATTGATTGAATTGCTCCATGTGCATCTCAACGAGAATGACAATGATGAGTTACTGCGTGATGTGTTAATTCATTTAGAAAAGTACAAAAGAGAGTTATGAAACACGCAACACATCTCTTTCCAATCGCCGTGTCTCGCTTGCTTGAGATTGGCGAGAAAGGAAAGAAACAACGAGAGCAAAGGGAGCGTGCTGGGCATGTGGCAAGGCCTCGTGAAACGAGGGCATGCATGCATGCAGCGCGCAAGGAGAAACAAGCAAAACAATTACAATTACAACTAACAACCACACTATAAAAATGGATACTATAAACTTAGAAAATATTACTGACCTTCAAGATGCATCATCTGCAATTGATAAAATTCTGGATCAATTATTCAAAGAAACAAAGAAAGTAGATGCTGAGGAATTGGGATTAGACAAGCGAGCTTGTTATGGAGAAAGATTAATTATTGATACTTGCGAAGGATATATTGCAGTTCATCACAATGATTTAAATAGCATGATGTATTACGGTGGCTTTGAATACATTGACGCAGATTCAATAACTAAAATTGGAGATTATACTTTCTTTATGATTGGAGATGAAGATGAGAGAGTTTCCGAATGTATTGATCACTTAAAGGAGAGCGAATAATTATGAGCAAACCAGCACAAAATATTGATCTATGGAAACAAGCAAACTCTACACTTGAAAATATTGAGGAGGAGTTGAGAGAAGCACGTTTTCATAATGATGCAGAATCAATTGAGTATTTCTTGAAAGAGAAACGAGATACGCACGCATTAATTACACAACTTGATAAGGAAACAAAGGAGGAAACATTATGAACGAGAAAGAAACACACACACCTGGGCCATGGGAATTGGTGCAAGAAAGAGATTACCTTAACTTGCAAGAGAAAGATACAAATCTAGTCATTGCACAATTCATAGGTTCAAGTGATGAAGATGCACGGTTAATTGCAGCAGCGCCTGAGCTTTTAGAGCAATGCAAGCTGTTTGAGAAATTGCTTAGTACTTTAATCATGGAAGGCCATAGTGGTGCGGATCTCGAAAGAGATAACTTGCAAGCAATCCTGGACAGAGTGGAAGGAGAAAGCGCATGAACAAACTAACACTAATAGGAGAAAACGAGAATGGCGTTCCCTTTGCATCTCGCATTGTAAACAAGGGTGAGAAGTATGGTAGAAACTTTTGCTTGGTATATGATGGAGATGATCCCTTGGTAGAATTTTGGGATCTCAGGCATGAGCATGATTTAATTGCACCCAATGAAGAAATCAAAGGGCAATTTGTATCAAGGTATTACATTAAGACATTAAAAGGAGAATGCGATTATACGCATGGAGAACCTGCAACTGAAAGAGGGGTCAACCTTGATGGTGGCGTAGATGATTGGTTTGTAGATGCAGTGCAAGTAAGAAAGGCAATCGCATGAGCAAACAAGACAACAATGATCTGCTCCCCAAGCTCGCCATGGGCATGACTATATTCCTGGCGCTCAAGTTTGGCACGAAAGTGCTTGCATGGTGGCAGAGGAAATTTAACAAGAAACAAGGAGAAACTTAAACTTTAGGTCATATAGCCCCTTAAAAGCGTTTTAACACCCACATGGGTATGTTACCCTTCTTTTTCCTTTAAAGCGATTTCTAGACCCCATGACCGTAACGCAATGGCATACTATGAGTGACAATGTAAGTCACTTGTAGTCTCAAAATGGTTTCTTATCATGTAACCTTGGTTCTGTACGGGTCGAGAAACGACCTGTTGGTTTGGTAAAGGTTAGCTTGGTTGCACGCAACTCACCATTTCTGTTCTTCGCAACATTGCAAATGATGTCATCACTGATGGGATCTACTTCTGTTTCACGATGTAAGAGAAGCACGCAATCTGCATCTTGCTCTATGCTTCCTGACTCACGCAGATCGGATAGCATGGGATTCCTATTCTGTGACTCTAACGCTCTGTTAAGCTGAGAAAGGGCAAGCACAGGTACATCATAATTCATGGCAATCGCTTTCAAGGAACGAGAAATGTGGCTAACCTCTTGCACTCGTGAGTCATGTCCAGGTGAAGAGAGTAGTTGCAAGTAATCGACAACGATTAAACCAAGCTCACCTTCAAGTCTCTGTTTAGCAATGAATGCCTCAATACTTTGCATGGTAGCTTGGTTATCATCCTTGAAGGTGATTGGCCATGATTGCATGGCTTGCACTTGCTTCTCTAGCTTTTGCTTATGTCCGGCATTGAGTAATCCAATACCTGTTGGCTTGCGTACGCCACTGACATTGCTAAGCAATCGCGCACTGCATTCCTGTGCGGTCATCTCCAGGCTTGCATAGCTTGCCCGTAAACCACGCTTGGCAACTTCATATGTCATTTGTATTGCAAGAGCAGACTTTCCTACTCCTGGTCTAGCTGCAAGGACGTACAAGCTACCCTTCTTGAATCCACCACCAAGAATATTATCCAACTTGTTCAAGCCTGTTGGTATGGCTTGAGTACCACCTGCATCAATCTCAAGAAATTCAGCATATGCTTGCTTGCTTGCTGCTCCACAACTTACCACGCCTTTCCTTTGAGAAAGTGACTTTGCAATGGTATTAACAAAAGTCTGGCTAATCTCTTCTGCTGGTTTACTTGCTTTGAGGTCATCAGTTGCTTGATACAATGCTCTCTGAACTGCCCGTGTGTTTCTGTAATCTATTAAATATT